AATCATTTAAAATTCTTGCTAGTTTTAATCTTTCACAATTCTTATCTATAAAATGTTTACCACCAGATATACCTACGCCAAATGTTTGTAATCCAGCAGAAGCTCCTACAGCACAAACATCTTGTGTCATAGAATTAAAAGCGGGTGCGCTAGATGTTGGAGGTGATGATCTTATATTGGAAGTGGTTGAATTTGTTGTTGTAGAACTTGAACTACTTCCTGATTGATAGGTTGTACTTGATTCATAGCCGCCTTCGATTGCGGTATTGGAACCACTAACGTTTGATTGTGTCGAACCCGCTAGAACATTTACTGAAAATAGAAATGTAGCTAAAAAAACACATAGAAATCTTACTGACATGACTCACATTCTCCAGTGTCATCAATAACAACTCCTCCTACTGTAGAAGAAGTTTCTTTTTTTCCACAGTCGCAGTTCTCACACTTACAAAGTTCTGCATATTCATCTGCGTGTTCTCTACCACCACAGTGACACTCGTGGTGACATATCTTACAAGTACGTTGATCCATTTTTATTTAGATGATAGTTTATCATACTGAGCTACAACCCAGTCAGCTGCTTTTTTAATAGCTGTTTTAATCTTTTTTATCATTTTTTGTCTCCTCAATTTTATAGAAGAATTTATCGGTATCTTCTGTTTTCCATTTACCTGTATCTTCTACAGTCCATTCACTTGTTTGTACTTTCCAGTCAGGAATTTCATCCTTAACTGTAAATGAAGGAATACTCCAGATAATACGATTGTTTGGCTGTGCCGCATAGTTTCCGTCGTCGAGAGCTATGATATGTGCGCACTTATGTTCGTGCGGAATTTCCGAATGATCGGTATCTAGTATATTACTATCTGGGTGGCCCCAGTCAACAGTAAAAAGGTAGCTGCCAGAGTGTAGTTTCTTGTCTTTTCCAAAGTATTTACCTCTTGTTCCGTCTAAGAGATCGAAAGAAATAACAGAAGGATAATAACTGAAACAATTCCAAAGCTCCAACTCGTCAAGTCTATGCCTAGGAACTTTTTTGACATCAAAACCTTTTTGAATGAAGGCAGATATCGGGAGACGATAGAAAACAGCACCGTTCTCCATAATTGCATGAAACAATATAGGACGCCCTGTAATCGATGCCAGGCCAAAGATAATACAGTCTTCAGCTTCTCCATGGTGTTCTTTGAGATCATATAAATACTCCCTTCTTATCTGTGCATAAGTCGCAGGAATGTTTACGTTTAAATAAGCCATAATTATTACCCATAAATATCTCCCCAATTTTTGCCAGATTCGTAATCGACTTTATTTGGGACAGCTAGTTTAACAGCTTTTTCCATAATCTCAACAATTTCTTTAGCTTGTTTATCTGATTCTACTGAAATGTCTAATTCGTCATGAATTTGAATATGGGGCACAATTCCTTCTTTGTATAAATCTAACATAGCTTGTTTTGTCATATCGGCAGCCGATCCTTGAATTAATTTATTTAATGCCTTGTAGGTGAAAGCTCTTTTTATTCTTGTTTGATCTTCTCTTTTTAAAGCTTTTCTAATTTCTTCTTCTTTTGCTTGAGGCCATTTCTCTCTATATTGTTTAATATATAATTCTTCTATTTCTGCTCTTGTCCCAGTTGTAGGAAGTTTTCCTCTTACATATTCATTAATTTGATATTTTTTAAAATTACATCTTCTTCCCCCTAGTGTTCTTATATATCCATTTTCTTCTGCATCTTCAGAGGTCTTGTCCATTAAACTTTTAACAAAAGGAACAGTTTCGTGATATTTTTCAAAAAGATTAACAGCTTCAGCTTTATTAACTCCTAATTCAGCTTGAAGTTTCGCTTTTCCCATTCCATAAAATAGCCCCAGATTTATTGTTTTAGCTTGGCTTCTTTCTATTTTTGCCATGTCCGCAACAATCTGGTGAAAATCTGCTTTACTATCTTCATTATTATATTCTTTAACAATTTTAGATATAGAGTCATCGTTAGAAAGAGTGCTTTTTGATGCGTAGTGTACAACTAATCTCGGTTCTTGCTGAGAATAGTCAAAACAACCCCATTGACATCCTTTTTCAGGTATAAATAAAGATCTTATTTTTGGACCCAAGTCTTTGTTTCTAGCCGGAATTTGCTGTAAATTTGGATTAGAGTATGAAAATCTCCCTGTAACAGTTCCACCACTGTCTGATCTTATTGGATTAATGTCCGCATGTATTCTACCTTTATGCTCGTATTTAATAATAGTATCTATAAAGGTAGTGTGTGCCTTGTTTATCTCTCTTGCTTTTGCTATATTTTTAACCATAGGATGTTGATGAGTAAAAAGGAAATTTTTTGTAAATGAAGGGGACTTTGTCTTTTCAGTGCGGTCATAAGACAGCTTTAATTTGTCAAAAACTTTGGCAATCGATCTTGCTGCCCATATTTGACATTCTATTCCTGTCTCTTTGGTTACTTCTGATAACAATTGTTTTTCTTGTATACATAGTTCTTGTTTCAGTTTATGAGCGGATTCGATATCAACACAAACCCCTTTAAATTTCATGTCTATTAAGCAAGGAAAAAGCTCTGTCTCTAAATTAAAAACTTTTTTTAAATCTTCTTTTATTATTTTTTCTGATAAAACTTTATATAGCTCTAAAGTTAATTCTGCGTCTTTTTCAGCATAAGATCCCACATACATAGCTGGAAGTTTGTACATTTCAGCTTTAGGATCTATTCCTCTTTTTTCAGCTTCTTCGGTTAAAGCTTTTTCATCTTTTACTTTTCCAAGATAATCAAAAGAAACACTATTTAAAGAATAAAATAATCTGTTTTCATCTATTAAAGATGCCATAACCATTGTATCCATTATATGGCCTTTTACCTCAACACCATAAGCTCTTAGCCAACAAACATCATACATGGCATTATGAAAAACTTTAACTGAAGGTAGGGCACAGACTTCCTTAATCCATCCCATAACTCTTTTTTCATCAAAAAAGTTTCCTTGATCATGACCAAAAGGATAGTATCCTGACCATCCATCTACAGCCACTGCAACTCCTACAATAGCACCTTCATTAATTATAGAACCAGAGCCCCGGGTTTTTAAGTTAGGATCTCTTGTTTCTAAGTCTATAGAAATAACTTTATGCTTTTGTAGATCAGGGAAGGATTCAGGACATACCCATTCTACAGATGCTTGCCACATTGATCCCATTATTTTTTACCTTGATAGTCTCTTTCAATGATCATTTCAATGTAGTGAATTGCTTTTTTCAAGTCTTCCTTTCCGTTTTTGTAAGAGTGCCTACAGATATATTTTATAGCATTCCCCTCTGCGAAAAGCAACTCATTGTCATTTATAAACTTACTTGGCTGCACCTTAAACCTACTGTAATGAGATCCTCCAATTTGTTTTTTATAGGCGCTCATATAAAAATCCAATAAGTTTTAATTCCAAAATAAAATGTCATCATTGATAATAGGACCAGTTCACTTGTGAGGGTGTGTGGACTCATACAATAGGTTCTCCTATTGTGTAATAATTAGTCGTCATATGTGGCATAATATATAATCTCTGCTTAGCTCGTGTTATTCCAACAAACATTAATCTATGTTGTCCATCTGGATTATCTTCGGCGCTTTTTAAGAAAAGTCTTTGTTCTTCGGTCCCATAATCTAAAAATAAGACTATGTTTTCACATTCTCTTCCTTTTGATCCATGTATAGTGGATAACTCAACTCTAGATTTCTTTATAAGATCATCTCCGCTTTTTAATAATTTTTTCATGTAGTTTTTAATATCTTCGTTGATTTTAAATTGTTCCCAGCTCCCTGTTGCTAGAAGCCCGTGATCTTTTTTTAAATCATTTAAGCTTACATATTCTTTTCCCTCTAACGATTCTCCTCCAGAGAACCCATGAGCTACATGTCCGTCTTTATATCTAAGAAAGGTTTCATATAGATTTTTAGCATCTTCCTCTTTAACTACTTCACCTTTTTGTAAACAAGACCAAGTTATATAGGCCTGTAAAACATTTTTATTTAAAATCTTATTTCCTTTACGATCAAATCTGATTCCAATTCTAACAAAGTGTTGCTCTATTTCATCTAATAGCTTGTTAGTCATAGCTAATATCATCCATTGTTCTTTGGTAAAATCTATGTCTTCTAAATAATGAGTCTTGTCAAAAATTTCTCCTTCCGCTTCTCTAGGTTCCCAAGATTTCTCAAGACGAACTCCTATTTGTCGTAATACTTCTAATGCTTTTGAGTGAATTTTTCTTGGAACTCGATGCGACTTAATTTGTTCATCTTTTTCTGCTTTCCATCCTTTAGGTAAGTTTTCTTTTTCTAGATTTATAAATATATTAGGTTCTGCACCTTGAAAAGTGTAGATAGTTTGATCATCATCTCCTGCTATGTATGATCTTTTACAATGCTTTTCTATGTAGAAAAACATATCAAATTGTGAAGGGCTCAGATCTTGAGCTTCATCTAAAAAAACTGCTTCAACATCTTTAATTTCACTACCTAGATTATTCATCATATCTTTCTTTATAAATAAATCGATCATATCTTGAAATTCTATCATCTTCTCATACTCTTTGAACTTCATTAAGTCATGATTTAATTGATGAGTAAAATCTATTTCTTCTTGTTCCAAAGATAGTTCTAAAGCTGCTCGTTCCAAGTCTATTTTTTTAGACCTGGCGTATTGTATTATACGCATGTGATTGTTCTCATATTTGGGATTACCCGCAGAATCTACAATTGTTTCAAAAGACATATTTTTATATTTCTCATGATTTGGATAATTTTTAAATTTATTCCATTTTCTTTTACCTTGAAGTAATTTTTTTTCAGTATCAATTTTAAGTTCTCTTGTACCTAATGAGTGCATAGTTGAAATATATAAAAGATCATGTTTTATATTCACGTCTTTAATTGCAGCGTTACTATAAGAAATAAAAATTATTTTTTTAGGATCTGTTTTTAAAACATTAATTTCATTTTCTAAATGATGCTTAACGAGTCTAAAGGTTTTCCCTGTTCCCGGAGGTCCTGGTATAACTGTTCTTATTCCCATGGTTCTTTTTCTTTTTCATTGATTCTAATACTAGGTCTATCAAGTTTTATTGTTTTCATAACCATAACTCGATTGTTTTTTCCAGATATTTTTTTAGTTTTTTCTTCTACCCCGAATAGTGTTTCCATGAGTCGAATAGTTTTACCTTTAGGATATGTTCGTTCAGCCCAAGATTTAGTTTTAAGTAGATATTTCCAAAATCTAGAAAATTTAAAATATGTGATTCCTTCTGGGTCCGTATATGCAATTCCCCTTAAAACATCTTCTATGTCTTTTCCTGGTATCTTATTTATATAATCGGCCAATATTTCCCTTAACTGAACATCGACTTTAGACGAAGCTGGAGCTGGAATAATTTCTATTTTAGAAAATAATTTTATTAATAATTTTCTCCATATGTGTTTTGGGACGGGCATCATTGGTTTACCAATTTGATTCATACAAGCTAGAGAAAATTTTTCAGGGTCGTGTAAGGTTGCGTCATCTACTTCAACACTTTCGCCTCCAATAGAAACAAAATAAATAGGAGGATCTGAATCATATTTTCTTATTTCAGACATTTCAGGGATAGGTGCATTATCTCCTACTCCAAATTCTCTGGTCATACATTTTTTTGCGTCACAAAAACTTACAATAGGTTCATTTTTACATTGATAATTATATTCTTTACTATCTAAAGATCCATTTAAAGTCTCTATTTCTGTCGCATCTAGAGGAGGTTTCATAAATTTTTTATTGTAGTCATACATAAAACTCTTCCATTCGTTTTTCTCCGGGTATCTTTTTTTAAGATAGACACCAACATTATACATACAATTATTTCTTTGACCGTTTGGAACTCCGTCACTTAGTAAAGTAACTAAACATGGAGGCATACCTTTAAAATCATCTTCTTTTTCTTTCTCGTTTTTTATTTCTATTTCACTAACTTCTTTTTGAGTTAGCGCCATTTTATCATACAGGGCAAAAAATTCTGGTAGTTTTAATCCTTCTCCTTTTTCATTAAACGCATATCGTATGCTTTTTTCATTGCCATGATAAGGAAGATTAAGAAAACTTCCTGTGTCTCCTCGATCTACTCTAATATAATCTTGTTTAGGGAATATTTCTGCGTTTGCGTAACCTATAACTGAAGCTATTAACTTTAATTTCGCTCTCATAATGATTGCAGGAATAGGTTCTTTAGTAAAAAGAAAACAATGTGCCCCACCTGATTTTGATCTAAATACAATTACAGGTATTTTTTTGTCTTTTAATTTTTGAATAATTTTTTTATGATCAAATCCATCATAGACATCAATATCAATACATCCCCATTTGCATTTATTATCTTTTCTTATAGGAACAATTCCTAGACCAGGATCTTCTCCCGCTAAATGCTTTTTCCATAAATTTTTAATTGGGGGTTTTAAAATAGTAAAAGATTCGGTTTTATTTTTACCACGATCATCGAATTGATTACTTTTTCGGGTTATTCCATAAGCACAATCTAACCCTTCAAATATTTCTATAAATTTCTCTAGCTCTTTCATCATAATTTTTGGTGGGCGGCCTCAGTCTCCCTCAGCCGCCCTGTTTTCCACCGGATGGAAACTTATGATGTTTTTCCGTTTGACTGATCAGCTCTACGGCAACTTTCGTAAAACGTTTTTGCCCTCTTGTAGAGATTTGCATCAGTTACTTCAGATATTTTTTGGATATTATATCCGTACCACTCATTTCCTTTTCCGCTGTTTTTTACAGAGGATAGTTTATAGATGTGGCTGAAAGGTGGCGGAGTATAAGGTCCGTCCTTACCATTCTTTGTGATACTCATCATCATTGAGTTCCATTTTCTGGAAATCTTTGCTTGTGATGAATACATAGATATAAGAGCCGTCTCAGCTGAATTACCATCTGATATGATGACAAAATGTTGAGCAGTCTTTTGGATATAATGACCGTTTGGTAATCTATCCTTACCCATAGCATCTTTAGTTGTTTTTGAAATAATATCACTGTCGCCAGGATATATATTTTCTGGTCTACCCGAACCCGTACCGAAATCGGCCCATTCTTGATATTCCAGTTTATAGTGACAAGGAATAACATGTATTCCCTTCTCGCCGTCATACAGTTTTCTCGTCACCGTGTTAAAAAACATACCAGGGTCAGCGCCTTCAACATAATTCGCATGTTTTCTTTGCGCCTCTGCTGATCCGTTTTGTAGAAGTTTTAAGATTGGTAAAGCCAGACTTTCTGGATCTACGTTCTCAAAACCTTTCTTAGCGTCCGCTTCAAACAAAGCGTCTGATGGCAGACCGGCCTCTTGTTTTTTAGCTACTTGCTTCTCGTTTCTAGTGTCTTGCATCTAGTTTCTCCTTACTATTTTTGTTTGGTTACCTACAAACGTTTTGAAAAGATCCGCAGGCATATCTTGTCCAGACTCGATACGCTCGCGAACCACTGCTTTAAGTGTCTGAGAATGAACGCCTATTTTCTGGACGGGTTCATATCCCTGACCTTTTGCAAGGGTAGCATAAGCCATTGCCTTGTTATCTTCGCCACGACCAAAGGTAACAGTTACATCATTTTTAATGATGTCCCCTAAGCCGTTTTCTCGAAGCCAGTTAAACGCTGATTCCTGCTTATCCGCAGGGATACTAGCGCCATAAAATGGTTTAACTTCTATTGAAGCTCCATCTTTTAATTTTAATTTAGTGACATTCATCTCTTGCATCATTTTCGGAATGTCAAAATTTGAAAGCTGTTTAGCTTTCTCTTTTAAGTTTTTTGTATGATCCTCAGAAGCTTTTATTTGATCTTCTAAGTTTCTTAGTTCAATTACCATATCAGATAATTCTTTAGTTTGATCTATCTGAGTAACTGAATCTACTCGATCTGTTTCAAAGTTTATATCACTCATCTCTTTCTCCTT